AAGAAAGCGGAGTGGGCATCTTATAGAACTGCTCTGCGTAACTTGCCGTCTAATAAGTCTTGGCCTGATGTTACGTTTCCAACAGAGCCTAGCTAATGAGTGACATCAAGCTTACCCCAGAAGAGATAGAGACAATGCTAGACAACGCAGCTAGGCGTGGTGCTAAAGAGGCACTACGTTCTATTGGGCTACTTGACGATGATGCTGCCAGAGATATTATAGAAATGAGAAGTTTGCTAGAGGCATGGCGTGACACACGTAAGTCTGTCTGGTCAACAATAGTTAAAGTAACCACTGTCGCACTGCTGACCTTTATTGCAGGTGCAGTGTGGATGACAATGGGAAAGTAAGGAATTAAAGTATGGCTGACTTAGAATATGGAATAGATTCAAAAAACTCTAATGTAGTAGACTCATTTATTGCTGCAGATGGTACTGTTTACGAAGCTAGAGCAGGTGTTTATGGCAACGGTATTGTTAAAGTAACTACCAATGAAGATGGATCTAAAACAGAAACAGCACTAACTTTTGAGGCAACCAGTCGTTCTGACAAAAAAAAGAAAAGCTCGTCTGCAAGAAATAATATTAACGTATCTAAAGCTTCAAAAGAATTTGCAGGGTTTAAAACTGCTGCAGATGCTGCTTCTAATACTACAGAAGCTATAAGTTATACAGATGATAATATATCTGCAGGTGGTGGTGGTCCTTTTAGATATGATAAAGCTTCTACTGTAACACTAACTGATGCTTCAGGAAATACTGTAGGTTCTATTGGGACTACTAAAGGTAAAACAGACACAGAAATAGCCACTGCAAAATTATTAGCCGATGAAATCATAAACATAAATACAAGTCATCTTTCTACAATTGAAAAAGATGATGATGATATTAAAACTACAGATGATATAACTACTGGTGTAAATACAACAGGAACCAGTACAGTAGGTGGTGGTGTAGACGGAACTATTGATTTAGACTCTGACTTTTCAGGTGCAGGCTTTACATCTACAATACCTCCTACTGATATAATAAATATAGGTGTAGGTGAAGTTGCTCCAATAGATCCTAACGTTTCTCAGACAGTAAATCAAGCTGTTGGTGGTGTTAATTATCAAGGTGTTACTCCTGGTAATTACAATGTTACTCAATCTACTGGAACTCCAGGTTCTATTACATCTCCTACAACAGGTTACGTTGGAGGTAATGTATCACCACAAGCAAACGTTACTGGTACATTTACACAACCTGCAGCAACTGCAGGAATGTCTGCTGTGCCAGGATCTATAATGTACAAAACACAGTATGCAGGTACACAAGGTGCTGTGCCACAAGGTACTGTTGCAACTGCTCCTGGAACTGGTCAAAATATACAAGCAGGTTATGAGCAGCATCCATACGTAAATAAACAGACTACTCAAGAAATAATGGTAACTGAGTTTAATGGTCAACCTGTTACGTATGTACCTCCAGGATTTGTTAGAAAGTTTGCTAAAACTACAGCTTCTACTCAAGCAACGTCAGTAGACCCAAATGTAACTGGTGTAGCTGCAGGTGGTGATATAGATAGAGATACTATACTAGCTAAAAGATTTTTAGGCTTTGAAGGATCACCCAGTGAGCTAGAGGGATTCTTAGCATCAAATCCAGGTGCATCCTCTCGTATGGGTATGTATAGATCTGCAATGGGTAAACAAAATCCTAACGTAGTTCCTAACGAAACAAATATAGCAGGACAACCTCACAGACTTGCATATGTAAATCCACAAGAAGAAAAACTTCTTGAAGCTGCAGGAGGTGCAGGACAACCTTCTTATGGTGGCATTCCTGCTTATTTTACTATTCCTGATTGGATCACTCCACCTCCAAAGGATGCAATAGTTACTCAAGCGGTTGAAACTCTTACTAATCCGATTACTGGAGAAACAGCACAAGTACCAACTGGAGGTTATACAGTAAATGTTTCAGCTACAGGAGATCAAGGTTCAACAGGTCAACCTGCAGGTGTAAATCAAGATCAATTTAAAGCTATGCAGCAAGGTCTTATTACTCAAACTATGCAGCCAATACAAGCTGGAGTTTCTGGTATAATACCCAACGCATATGACTTTATTCCTGTAGATGCAGGTATGACTGTACCTCAAGCACCCTTTGCAGAGGCTGCTACTGCAGGTACAACATCTGTAGCAGGTCAGCCTATCTTACCTAATGTACAAACTGCAAGTACAACTGCAACTCAACCTGATGTTGGTAGAGAGACTGATGCTTTAACAGCTCAAACTCTAGGAACTTTGACACAAGGTATTACTGGTCAAACTCAGGATACAAGTTCTGTTTCAGATTTAGGTGCTGCAACTAGTACAGCTCAAACAGTTCAAGGTGTTGCAGGACAAGCAGGAGTTCCCACAAGAACTCTAGATACAACCACAGGAGAAAGTGGTGAAGTAGTAACAGGTACTGGTGTTGATCAAACTAGAGTAGGTCAAGCTTTTGGTACTGGTGAAGTACAAGCTGCATCTGTACAAGATGAGCTAGCAAGTCTTATGTCTCAGTTTGATGATGGTCAAACTCCTGCATGGGCTGCAGGGTCTATGCGTAGAGCTACGGCTGTAATGGCAGAAAGAGGACTTGGTGCTTCTTCTATGGCAGGTCAAGCTATTGTACAAGCTGCAATGGAAGCTGCACTACCTATCGCACAAATTGATGCAGGTAACAAACAGCAGGTAGCTTTGTTTAAAGCTGAACAAAGAGCTAAGTTTTTACAGATAGACTTTGATCAGGCTTTTCAACGTAAGGTTATAAATGCAGCAAAAGTATCTGAGATAGCTAATATAAACTTTAATGCAGATCAGCAAATTGTATTAGAAAACTCAAGGGCTGCAAACACTATGGATCTTGCTAATCTAAGTAATAGACAGGCACTACTATTATCTGAAGCTGCTGCACTAGCTAACTTAGATATGGCAAGCCTAGGTAACTTACAACAAGCTCAAGTTCAGAATGCACAAAACTTTTTGCAGATGGATATGGCTAACTTAAATAACAGACAGCAGACTGAGATATTTAAGACTCAGCAGAATATAGCTTCAATATTAACTGACTCCGCTGCTGAAAATGCTGCAGAACAGTTTAATGCACAGAGTGAGAATCAGAGAAATCAGTTCTTTTCTAACTTGTCATCCATAGTGTCACAGTTTAATGCTTCTCAGTCAAATGCTATGGATCAGTTTAACTTAAACAATGTTAACTCTTTGAGAAAATTTAACTCTGAAATGCAGAATCAAAGAGATTTGTTTAATGCTCAAAATGGTTTAGTGATAGCTCAAGCTAATGCTAAGTGGAGGCAAAACATAGCTACTTTAAATACCAGTGCTCAAAACGAGAGTAACATGGATTTTGCTAAAACTATAAATGCTTTATCAGCTAAGAATTTAGATGAGATATGGCAGAGAGAACGTGATATAATGAGTAATGCTTTTGTAGCCAGTCAGTCTGCTGCAGATAGAGCATTACAAATTGTAATGGGTGATAAGTCTTTAGAGTCTGTAAGAATGCAGTTAGAGGCTAAAAAAGATGCAAATGACACAGAGCTTGCAATGAGGTTTTTATTTCCTGATTCTGAAGGCGGTGGTTTTAGTTTTCTCCCTAACTTTTCGTAGTAAAAATTAATTAAGGATACGTAGATATGAGTTTAAAATATGGAAAAGCTTATGCAGACTTAGATGAAGCTGTTAAAGAGGGTGGTGCAACTGCAGTAAAAGCTTCTAAAAACATACGAGAAATTCGTAGTGGTCTAATGAGTTCTGATAAAGAAGCTATAGAAAATTTATTAGAAGGAGACGAGTCCTCTGTTGAAGATCGTATGGCAGATAGATTGTTAGAAAAATATAAGTTTGTTAAAGAGTCTAATAAAAGGTTGTTAGAAAGAATTAAAACTGAAATTGATGGAGATGGGAGTACTACCTGATGAAGATAACTGACAGACCAATACCAGGTCAATCTCTAACAGCAGAGCCTAGAAGTCAAGCTTTTGAAAGACCTCCTGAAATAACTGATCCAATAGAGGCTCTAGACGTACACCTAGATAATCTTTCTACTAAAGATGCCATAGGAGATTTAATATCTTTTGTGGAGTTGGGTGTAGACTTAGTTACCTTAGTTCAAGGTATACTTAGAAGTGCTGTTATGGGAGGAATACACAGTATTGATGTAAGTTTAATTATTGCTCCTGTCATACACGAACACATAAAGGGTGTCTTAGATGCTTCTGGTTCAGAGTCTGCATCACTTA